GCATCATACGAAGGCGTTCAGGCCGAAGGAGATTGCTCTGCTACCCTACTAGGTATAACAGCCATTGGCCTATGGACAGCGAAAGAACTGTGACGGCGTGAATGGCAACTATAAATTTGTACAAGTCCTGTTATCGTGTACCTTATGGAGACGCGTCGTCCAGCTCGTAATCAAAAGCTTCCAACCGATGAAGCAGTGCTTCTTAATTCGCTTTTCGATGACAAGCTCTACACTCGCCTAAATGACCTCTATGCCGCTGGCTGGACGTTGCAGGCGATGGGTGACGCATTCTCTCCACCGCGGCGGAGATCTACGGTTAAGTCCTGGGTCTCACGTCGTTATACTCCAACCCCTGTAGCCGATTCTCCGATACCAACTCCGCGTTACCCTAAGACTGGTTACGTCTCACGCCGTCCTGTCTCTCCAGGCATCTCAGCGGACGAGATGGCACGGATAAAGCAGTTGGCTCCACAAGCTCGTCGTTATCGCTCGAAGATGACGGCAAGTTCTCCGCAGGCAATCGCAAACGACGCGCTCACGAGAATATGCCTTGAGCTTAACTCAAGAAACGTCACGGTTAAGGAGCTTGCCGACGCGGCAGCAGTTACCTACCGTGCTATGGCCAGAAGGTTAGGTAAGTAGATGCAGGTTCTATACGACGTATTTCCAGCTCATGTTGCGGTCGCGCAAAAGGACTCGATGGCACTAGCAGATCTACACTCATCACCCGCAAGTAAGGACACCTACTCGCTAACAAAGACCCGCGTCATCATCTCCGATGAGCGGATCATCATCGCCCACGACTCAAATCAAGGTCCCGTGGTTGTATTTAGCGAGGAGTATGAGCAATTTGATAAGGCAGGACAGAAAACGGAGGACTCGTACATCGTGACAAGATCTGGAAAGATGATTGCCTTTAAGCTCGACCGCAACTGCGGCTGTGGCTCACGTCTTCGCGCGTGGAACCCGTATCGTCACGTCTACTCAAGTAAGGATCCAAGTAAATGAACATCGACCTATCACACGTATTGATCCTCGCGCTCGCGGTATATCGACTTACCCGCCTAGTTGTTGAGGATGAGATCTTAGACAGGGCAAGAAATCTTGTCTGGAAGAGGTACGGAGCCTTAACAGGTATCGGATATTTGATCACATGTTATTGGTGTACGAGCTTCTGGGTCTCATCACTTGTTGTAATTCTTTATATTATAGTACCTGTACCAGTCACGGCAGTCTCGCTTGTACTAGCGCTGTCAGCCATCACTGGACTTATAACCGCGTGGTTGGACAGAAAATGACCTTTGCCACTCCGTTATCCAAGGACGAGGAGTAATTCGTGGGCGTCTTTAGACGAGATGAAAAACCGCTCAATCGAGCATCGCGCCGTCGCGCCACTCGCGCTGCAAACAAGGCAATACGACAGATCACCTCCTCATCAATTCTTACAAGTTTCCCTGGCGTGGCAACCGCGCAGGCACTTCCATATTCTTCGCCACGTCCGCTTACAGCGGCGGCAACTCTCATTAAGCTTAACGACAAAGGCGAGGCCGAGCAATTTAAGGCTCGCCGCTCCGCAGGATCAGCTGCCTGGCAGGCAGAGGCCTGGGAGTATTATGACGCAATCGGTGAAGTTAAGTATGCCTTTAACCTCGTTGCATCGGTAATTTCACGTATTCGTCTTTATGCGGCAGTAGTTCAAGACCCTGCCGAGTCTCCTGTCCCTGTTCGCAACTCTGACTCACTTGATACGCGTCTTGCCTCAGCAGCCGAGCGTGCATTGATGCGCCTTGACTCTGCGTATGGTGGTCAGGCTGGATTACTTAAGGACGCGGCTCTAAACCTTGCCATCGCTGGAGAGTGCTATCTTGTTCAAGTTCCAGCTCGCAAGGGCTCAGGAATTCCAGAAAGCTGGGACATCCGCTCAGTTGACGAGCTTAAGATGGACTCCCGTGGAAATTACATGATCGCGCCAAGACGCGAGTATGCGTTTGCAACAGGTTCACAAAAGACCACTGGTATCAAGCTTCCTGAAAACGCGTTTGTTGGTCGCATTTGGAAAGCGCACCCACGCTTTTCTGACGAGGCGGATTCGAGTCTACGCGGTATCTTAGATCTTTGCGCCGAGCTTCTTCTCCTCAACAGAACGTTCCGTGCGACTGCGCGCTCGCGTCTCAACGCTGGTGCCTTGTACTTGCCAGATGGTCTTTCTGTTGCTGCGTCGCAGGATCCTGATTATCCGTATGACGATGATACAGACGTAAGCCCAGACTTTACTCCCGAGGAAGCTCAGGACGAGTTTGAGGATCAGCTTATCGACGCGATGACGACTCCTATCCGCGACGAGGACTCCGCAAGTGCGGTAGTTCCACTTATCATCCGTGGACCTGCGGAGCTTGGCCACAAGATTAAGCAGTTTAAGTTTGAGCGTTCGTTTGATCCTTCACTTGCGGAGCGTGCTGATCGCGTGCTTGAGCGTATCCTTCAGGGACTTGACGTTCCGAAGGACATCGTCACAGGTCTTGCAAACGTCAAGTACTCAAACGCGTTGCAGATCGACGAGTCGCTTTACAAGGCGCACATTGAGCCGTTGATGCTTCTCATCGCTGACGCGCTCACGGTTGTGTACCTACGTCCTTATCTCATTGCAAATGGATTTAGCGCGACCGAGGTTGAAAGAATCTGTGTTTGGTATGATCCATCGCAGGTTGCAACTCGCAATGACCGCGCGCAGGACGCAGACGCTGGTCTAGATCGCATGGCCGTGTCACTTGACACCTGGCGACGCGCTCATGGATTCTCTGAGGCGGACGCACCGACTCCAAAGGAGATCGCACTGCGTATGCTTATGGAAAAGGGTGCGCTTACACCAGAGCTTACCGAGGCAATGCTTGGCGCTCTTGCCCCCGAGGTTATGAAGGCAACACGCATGGCACAACAGGCAGCGTCCGTTGCTCCAATTCCACCAGAAGTTGAAAGATTACTAAAGGGACCACAGGATAGTTCTGCTACACCGACCGAGGAACCACAGCCTACAGAGGAAGCAGCGCCGCAAGAAGAACCAACTCAGGAAGGAACACCACAGTAAATGGAACACATGATGATGACACCAGCAACTGGCAACAACGTTGCCGACTGCCTGTCGGAGTGTCTATCCAATGCCGTCGTACTCTCATTCAAAGCCCAAGGACACCACTGGAACGTAAAGGGAATGAAGTTCTCGATGTTTCACGAGTTTTTTGGCGAGATCTACGCTGACGTATATGGATCAATTGACCCACTTGCAGAGAACATGCTTAAGATTGGAGTAAACGCTCCGTATCGTCTATACGAGTTTGCAAAGCTTTCATCAATGACAGACAACGAGGTTGGCAACGACGCCAAGATGATGGTCATGGATCTCATCGAGGCAAATGCCACAATGTTAAACTGTCTAAACGACTGCTTCGCAGCAGCTAACGCTGCAAACGAGCAAGGTATCGCTGACTTTATCGCAGGTCGTATTGACATGCACAAAAAGTGGGAGTGGCAACTAAAGGCAACTGTTCATGATGACATTGCTGCGCCAGGTACATGCCAGATGTGTGGAATGGGTAAGTGTGACTGCCCAGGATGCACCGGCGGAATGTGCAACTGCGGCACAGGCTGCAATTGCATGCTTTGCCACTTAATGTAAGGATTCTTTATGAACGAGGCAGTCGATATTGACCTAATCACGGACGCTTCTGCAAGTGCCGTGTCGTTGACTGCTGCCTCGGGTCCATGCTGGGAAGGATACGTGCAGGTTGGCATGAAGGAAAAGGACGGCAAGATGGTACCGAACTGTGTACCAAAGGACTCAGCTGCTGCTGAAGAGTTTGCTGCTTCTCGTCGTGCGCCTAAAAAAGATCGTATCTATGGTTCAAAGAAAAATCGTCCTGGATCGGCTTCTGGAAAAGGCAAGATTGTTTTTTCGCAAAAGACCGAGACATCGCTTCGCAACAAGGTGACTGAACATAACAAGAAGGCGCCTGAAGGACGCAAGGCAACACTTGCGATGCTTAAGGCCGTGTACCGTAGAGGTGCAGGCGCATTCTCAAGTTCGCATCGTCCGGGTAAGACTCGTGATCAATGGGCAATGGCTCGCGTAAATGCGTTCCTGCGCCTTCTACGTAGTGGCCGTCCTGCCAATCCAAACTACAAGCAGGACAATGATCTACTACCAGCAAAGCACCCGCGCTCGTCAAAGACAAGTAACTCGATCATCGCGTCCGCTGACGTTCTTGAGTTTCTTACGGTCGAGCTACGTGAAGAGTACGAGTATGAATCACCAGAGCATGCAATCCTTGCCATGGCTGAACTATCAGGTCAAGGATACGAGATCATCCCAGCCCTTCGTGCAGCTTGGTTGCGTGGCATAAGAGACAATGAGTCACCTTTCCATAGAACAGCAATCCTTGCGTCTGCGCTTTATAGCTCAAAGGACGCCGACCTTCTACCACGAGGTGCATAAAGATGTATGAACTTATCAATGACCTCGTAGCTCTCCAAAGCAAGAAGGCAGCAAAGGCTAAATGCAAGCCTAAGTCTTCCTACAGTCTTCGTAAGCTTGTTCTTGAACTTGCTGCTGAGGCAAACTCAAATGTTCCAGTAGAGCGTCATATAACACCAAAGTCAGTCATCACTGTAGCAGAGCGCTCACTAAATAAGACTGCCAAATTAGAAAAGCAAACACGTATATTTACCGCATATCGTGACGTTGCCTCATTTGTTTTGTTCGCGGTTAGCGGGCACACCGCAGGCGTTGTAGCAAACACAGACCTTTTACCAATCGGACACCCTTATGCAACTCGTAAGCATCGCATGTCTGACTTTTCATTGCAGGAGGCGCGCGCTCGCTGGATAGCAGCTGATCCGAGAATTGACAACTCAGTTCGCGAGATCGTGGCGTCCGCATATTCATACCCACTTGGCTCCGAGGAACAGATTCATGCGTGCTCACGTTTAGCAGCCGCGTCACCGACACTTGTTCCACGTGACATCGTACTTGACGCGCCTACACAGGCACTCGTTGCCGTCGCAGGCTTTGGCCTTGGTGGAAACTCAAGCGCGGCTCGATCTGTTCGTGCACGCTTGCAGCGTCGTGACCGTAACGGTCAGTTTGCTGAGCAAGGCGGAGGACTAAAGTTTTATCTTCGCAAGCCAAATGGAAGCGTTGTTTCTGTCACTGGAAAGTTTGCAGGAAACGCTCTTGACTCGAACGACTTTATCGTTGAAGTAAAAAATGACCCAGTATTAAAGGACGGACTGTATAAGGTTCCAACGTTTAAGTCCGAGGCAGTAGAGGCGTACCTACCTGGAAAGAAAGGTGACCCTGAGGTTGCAGTTTCACTTCCTGCTGGCGTTGACGCAGTAAACTTAACTGAGCTTGGTCCGATTGATTCTCCAGACGGATGGGATGTCGTATCTGTAAAGAAG